GATTGCTCCACAAGACCATCCGCAATGACTCGTCGATGTCTCGCCAAGGCATCCCCGATTACCTCGTGACGATGCGCAAGCCCGGCGACAACACGGAACCGATCGCGCATACGGCGGATGAGTTTCCCGTGCTGCTCTGGCAAAAATATGCGTCTCCCGTCTGGATGGACATCAACCCGTCCGACACGTTGCAGCATCGCTCCGCACGCGAAGACGAAGACGAACGCCACATCTGCCCGCTGCAGCTCGAGGTGATTCGCCGCGCGATCCATCTTTGGACGAATCCGAACGACGTTGTTCTTTCGCCGTTCGCGGGGATCGGGTCGGAAGGGCACGTCGCGTTGAAGTTCGGCCGGCGGTTCGTCGGCATCGAACTCAAGAAATCGTATTGGGAACAGGCGCGGCGAAATCTCATCGCCGCAGAGGAGTCGCAGGGCGAAGCGTCGTTGTTCTCGATGAAGACCGATGAGTAATCCCGGCGGCGACGAGCCGGACACGAACGCCGAATCGCACGTTGTCCGCGAAGTACTACGATGGCTCGCGACCGATCACCCCGACTACTTGACGTGGCGGAACAACGTGGGCGCCCATCATGGCGTCGATACGGGAACGTTCGTTCGTTTCGGCCTCGTCGGGTCGTCCGACATCATCTGCGTCGTTCCGCCGAACGGTCGATTCCTCGGCATCGAGTGCAAGCGGCGAAACGGCGGCGTGCAGTCGAAGGAACAGAAGGCGTTTCAGCGGGCGCTGGAACGAGTCGGCGGAATCTATGTTTTGGCGCGGTCGGTTGAGGACGTTAGGAGGGTGATTGGGTAATGGCCATCAACGTATGCGAATCCTGCCGCGTCCCGGTCAAGGAGTTCGTTGATCACTACATTCTCGGTTACGGATGGCGATGCGGACCGTGCTACAGAATGTGGGCATTAAACCACTTCGACGACCGTGATCAATTCGGCACCAACCCGGAGAACTGGGCGTGAGTTACCTCGACATCTCACCTGAGCACATCGTCGAAGTCTTCATCGACTTCCCGTACATCGGTCGCCGTGTCCATCTCGGCGACCAGATCACACGCACATGGACCTCCCACATGGAAGGGGACATCGAGGAATGAATCCGCTCGAAACCGCCACCCTCGAAGAACTCATGGACGAGATCAAGCGGCGCGCGCGGGCGGGCGTCATCATCACGATCGGGCAAAATCCGAAGCACCCCGACCTCTTCGGGTCGCAGTATTGGGGTTCGGCGCTCGCTGCGATCGGTGGATGCGACTACGTGCGGCATCGATGCATCCGCGACATCGAATCCGACCCCGTTGACACTCCCCCGCCCGACGTGCCATAATTCCAGAGCGACACCGGCATCCCGTATTCTGTGGCGCTTCACGCCAACCCGCTCACCCGCCGGCGTCGCTTCCGATGGTGAGCGGGTTTCTTTTTTCACCGCCGACCGAGACGCCACATGCCCACCGCCTACCGCCGCCTCCTCGAAACCCTCTTCTCCGACGGCGAGGGGATCAATCTCCGCGCGTTCGCGGACGACACCGTCGTTCGAACGCCCAAGTCCGGCGTCTACTTCACGATCGACGATGCCGCCGCGGCCGTCGATCGGGCCATGAAACTCCCGGGCTACGGCATCTTCTACGGCGTTAACCCCCGCGTCGCCGACGCCAAGGACGGAACCGCCGCCAACGTCGCAGAGTGCCGCGTCCTCTGGGTCGATCTCGACCAGGAGCCCACTTCACTCCTCTCGTCCTTCCCGCATCCGACGATCGTCGTCACCACGTCGCCCGGACGACAACACATCCTCTGGAAACTCAAGGAGCCCGTCTCCCCCGACGAGTCGGTCACGCTGAACCGCGCGCTCGCCGCCGCGATCGGGGGCGACCCGAAGGCGACCGACATCGCTCGCGTCCTTCGGATGCCGGGCACCCTTCACCAGAAGGCCGACCCCATCGAAGTCACTCTCGATTTCTGCGACCCGAAGCGCGAATACAACGCTTCCGACTTCGCCGCCATCCTGGATGAACTCTGCGTCCAAGCCCCCATCGAATCCCATACCCCCGAGTTCTCCCCCGTCCCCGCTTCCCGCCAGTGGGGGCTCGATGCGGTGAAACGATCCCATTCGATCGTCTCTGCGGCTCCTTCAGGTTCCCGGAACGCCACGCTCTTCAAGGAGGCGTTCCTTCTCGGCACCTACGCCGAGACCACCCAGATCACCGACGCCGAGATCACCGCTTCCCTCATGGCCGCCGCTGCAGCTTGCGGAGCGATCGCCGACGACGGGCACGCGAAGTGCGCCGACTCGGTGAAGCGCGGCATCGCCGCCGGCCGTTCGCACCCGCGCGCGGCCAGGGCCGAAAACCCCGTCGTCACCCGCCCCTTCACCGACACCGGAAACGCCGAACGGCTCGTCGATCGCCACGGGCATGAGATCCGCTACTGCCACCCGTGGAAGAAGTGGCACACATGGCGCGACATCCAGTGGGCGACCGACGACACCGGCGACGTGGCCGCCCGCATCAAGGACACCATCCGCGCCGCCCGACAGTCCGCGATGAACCGCCTCCGATCGATCCCCACCCCGGCGCCCGACGCCCCGAAGGACCACCCCGACCGGCTGGCGAGATCAGACATCCAAGAGGAACTCAAGTTCCTCGCCTCATCCGAGTCATCCCGCGCCCGGTCGTCCATGGAGTCCCTCGCCCGCTCCGAGTCCGGCGTCCCCATCCTCATCGACGACATGAACCGCGACCCGTGGCTCCTGAACGTCCTGAACGGTACGATCGACCTCCGCACCGGCGACATCCGCGACCACTCCCCCACCGACCTCATCACCCGCTGCGCCCCCGTCGTCTTCGACCGCGAAGCCCGATGCCCCGTCTGGCGATCCGTCATCGCCCGATGCGTCCCCGACATCGAAGTCCAGCAGTTCATCCAACGCGCCGTCGGCTACGCCCTCACCGGCGTCATCGCCGAGCACGGGTTCTTTTTCCTCTACGGCCGTGGCGCGAACGGTAAGTCCACCATCCTGAACACCATCCTCAAGCTTCTCGGCGACTACGCCCGCACCGTCCCTGTCGAGATGTTCATCGAAGCCCAAGGCGACCGCCACCCGACCGAGATCGCCGACCTCCACGGCGTCCGGTTCGCCGTCACCAGCGAAGCCCCGCTCGGCAAGTCATTCGACGAGTCCAAGCTCAAAAAACTCACCGGCGGCGATCGGCTCGAAGGCCGGCGCATGCGCGAGGACTTCTGGCAGTTCGACCCCACCCACAAGCTCTTCATCTCCGGCAACCACCGCCCCCGCATCAAGGGCCGAGACGACGGCATTTGGCGGCGCGTCTACCTCATCCCCTTCAACGTCCAGATCCCCGCCGCCGAGCAAGACCCCGAGCTTCCCGCCAAGCTGCACGCGGAACTCCCCGGCATCCTCAACTGGGCCATCGCCGGATGCATGTGCTGGCGTCTCGACGGCCTCAAGCCCCCCACATCCGTCCAAGCCGCGTCCGACGACTACCGCCAGTCGCAAGACGCACTCGCCGACTTCTTCGACTCGTGCTGCGAAATATCACCACCAGACACCCCCCCTTACCGACAGAACTGGCCCGAGTTCTTCCGCGCCTACAACGAGTTCTGCGACCGGAATAAGGAAAAACCCCTCGGAAAGATCATACTTTTAGAGCATATGGCCGACCGCGGGTTCCCCAAGCGCAAGCTCGGTGTCATCGGTTCGAAGACCCAGGAGAAGGCATTTTTCCTGCTCGGCATCCGCCTGAGAGCGCCGGGGGGCTTCTGATGCCCGTTTTGCGTTCCATAGTTCTACACCTTACCCCTATTTGGGGGTTTGTGTGCTAGGGACGTTTTTAAACTTCTCCTAGGAGAGAAAGGGGAAAGTGGGGGTCTGATTGGGAACTATGGAACGCTGCGGCTGTGCTTCTGGAGATATACGGTTTCAGGGCGTTTCTACCGGCACACCCCCAGCGATGCCCCGGCGATGCCCTTCGACCAGGAGCCACGAATTTTCGAGGACGGGCTATGATCGGGAGGGGGCAAGTTATAAAGTCAACTCGGGTCGAGCCGCCGTCCCCCCGGAGGCCACCCCCCTCCGCCCGCGCGCATCATCAGCCGCGCGGTAATGCGTGCGCTGGTACGAGATGCGCCCGCGCGTAGGGTCCGATAATGCCCATTATGTTACCTTTGTGACCGCTAACTTAGGTGTATCCCATGTCACGCAAGCGAGTTACGTCGGAAACTGGCGATTTGAACCGCACTTCGGAGCGCAATACGGGTCAGAGAGCACGTCTCGCGGCTCGCCGGCGGGTCGAGACGGCCTCAGTCGAAGGACTCGCGGCTCGCGTCTCGCCGGTCGGTCTTGAGAATGATTCTCAATTGCAGATGTCACCTGATTTTGTAGTAGAAATCACAACACCCCAACATACGGCGCATTCAGCCAAGCCCCGTTCGCGCGGCGTGACGGTAATGAGGCGAACGCATTGGGTCTCGGAAACGGTGTTGCTGCTCTACGGCAAGTGTCGCGACATGGGGATTGACGTTGTCGGCGTGCTTTCGATGGCGCTCGCGAGGCACGCGCAGGGGATGAAGGTACATCGGGCCTCCGCCGTTTGACCCGCTACCGATAGCGTCTCGCCGACTCGCGGCACACAAGCGTCGGTGCGATTCCGCACGAATTCGGCGAACTAATTACATTTTCAGGCGTGACGAGCCGATGAGAGAAACTGCGTAAGTAACGAAGCGCCGTGCTGATGCGGCGTTGGTTAAGTGGGCAAGGAATATTGGCACGCGGAGTGCAATGGGAAGGCGGGCCGCTGGTGGCCCTGGGAGAAAAAGACATGGCGACGGTGACGACGGTTGACGGGTATCGAGTGTTTGCGGGAACGCTCGCGGAGTGCGCGGCGTTCGTTGCGGCTTGGGCGATGGTTTCGACGACTCCGGTTCGGGTGATCGCGGTCGCGCGTCTGGTCGCGACGGAAGGCGAGGTATTCTGATGGAATTCATGGCGGTTCGAATCGTGGAACTGATGCCCGAATGCGACCCGTGCGGCGACGCATGGGAGTACCTCGCGGAGAATGACGCCGAATGCGTCGATCCCGAGGAAGTCGCGGGGCCGGCGTGGATCGCGGTCGATGGCTCGATCTACGCGGATCGCGTCGGCGGCGGGTTCTTCTGTTGGCAGATGGTTCGGTAGCACCCGAATAGCATCGGGGACACGGCTCTAAGGAGCCGTCGTCCCGGGCGCTAATCGTGGTGCTCGAATGGGAGAAAGACGATGATGACGGTCAGAGAGATGATCGAACGCGTCGGCGCGCGAGTCGCGACGTTCGAACGGTTGAAGTTCGAAGGAAAGAACGGCGAGGCGGTTCGCACGGTTCCGACGGCGGTTCCTATGGGAGCCGTTGTTGAACCGATCGAGGCTTGGGACGGAACGGTCGGCGTTCGACTCACGAGCGCGATCGACGGCACGCTTGTGATGTTGCCGAGTCAATACCTGGTGCAATTTGACGGCGCTCCGGTGTTGTGGAACGCCGTCGAAGGGCGGCTGAAGTAAATCATTGCGCCCTGGAATGGAAGCTGGGGCGCGACACTCGAGAGACGGAGGATAGACCAGTGACGGAATGGAAGCGAAACGCGAAGGGCGAGGAGTATTTGTTGTGCGCTCCGAACGCGAACGGGGTGCATGAGCTTCGGTTGTTCAAGATGATTCCGACGAAGGACGGGGACATGATTCTGGGCGCATCGGCGTTCGTTTCGCGTCGGATCGACAACGGGAAATGGAACGTGGATGCGGGGAACGTGCCGATCGAGTTGTGCATTGCCGACGTGATCGCCTGGGGCGAACGTGCGATGCGGCATCATTCGGGGGCGGAGTCGGTTCACGTCGTTCCCGCACATGCGGAGGAAGTCAAGTGAAGCGCAAGACACTCAAGAAACAACTCAGGCGCTGGGCAAAGTCGGAATCGCGGATCATGCGCGCCCCGCTTGTGACGACGGGCGACAAGTGGACGATCGCGGATGGCGGCGCGACTGACGAAGGTTGGTCGAGTCGCGCCGTCGTGATCGACGTTCGCTCGGGAGTCGTGACGACGATCCATGACGGGCGCGATTGTGACGGGCGGTTGACTCAGGTTTACGTCAACCGATTCGAACGCATCGACCGTGCGCATACGGCCTGGGTACGTCGCGAGTTGGGCGACGAATACCGTCGGGCGGTATCGGCGAAGTGGGCGGAGTTGTCGCGCGAGCAGCGGGACGAATATGCGGAGTCGGCGGGGTATTAAGTCGAAACGGGCGCCCGTGGCCCGTATGCAGATCGCAACTGCACTGATGAGACTGCGCCGGGGTAGCGGCCGGCAGGGTTCAGAGAGTGGAGGATGGATATGTCGTGCATCATGTTGGATCGGGCGCACTTCGTCATGTTGGGATGTGCGCTCGAGACGCGACTCCCGAGAACCGAGCAAACGCTCGCGGAATGCATCGGGGGCGAAAACTTCCACCCGGAAGACGGGAACGACGAACGAACGCTTGCGGAGCGCATCATCGCCCGTTGGTATCGCGCGAACGTGGAAGCCTACGGCGCTCGTTACGACGGTCGGCATGGCTCGCCCGATGCGTTTGATTCGGCGATCTATCGCGAGATGCGCCCGCGAATGGAATTGGAAACGCTCAAGGGCCGCGTCCGAGTCGTGAAGGCGCTCGAATCGCTCAAGTATCAGTGCTCGGAAGACGTTCCCGGCGAAGGTCACGAGCGAGTTCTCGAGTCGATCGGGCGCGCGATCGAAATTCAGTCTCGGGCGATCATCTCGGGTCTTCCCGAGTACGAATCGGCGCAATGGTGCGTGGGGGAATGGAAATGAGCACGCCGAAGAACACAAAGACGCACACTCCGACGCCGTGGAGCGTTTCCGCTCTGGATTACTGGTCGATTGTCGGCGACGGCAAGCATATCGCCGATTGTCGCGTTCAGGACGAGCGAACGATCGGCCGGAGTCGCGATCATGAATCGGAAGCGAACGCGGCCCTAATCGTGCGGGCGGTGAATGCGCACGAGGCGTTGGTGGGGGCGCTGGAATCCGTCGCTCAGGCGTTCGCGGTTGAACACATCGCGGAAGTCATTCCGCCGAGTGTCGCGACGAAGGTTAAAGCCGCCCTGCGCGCGGCGAAGGGGGAATCATGAGCGATCAACAGGAGAAAACCCGAATGACCACAGCCGAACTCTGGCTCACCCTCGCCGACGCGATGCCCGGCGAAGGGCCGGTGCACGAAATCCTCAACGAAGCGGCGGGGAGAATCCTCGATCTCTCGACATGGCAGGACGAAGGAGCGCACGTCGTTCTCGGATTCCCGGACGGGTCGGTGCTCGTCGATTACGAGGCGGCGTACAAAGACATCCACCTCGCGTCACATGCGATCGTTGCGGGGGTTCACTCATGATCCAGCGAAACGACGACGGCACGTTCCCGGCCTACGCATGGCCGGGCGGCTATCCGATCCTCTACATTCTCGCCGATGGCGAAACGCTATGCCCGAAGTGCGCGAACGGCGAGAACGGGTCGGAGGCATCGACGGATTCAGACGCCGATGCACAATGGCGAATCGTGGGCCAAGACGTTCATTGGGAAGGCGAGCCGGAAACTTGCGCGCATTGCAATGCGTCCATCGACTCGGCCTACGGCGTTCCGGAGGATCGATCATGATTGAGGAAACATTGCTCAGGATCGCCCACTGGCGAAGGCGCGAACGTCTCGCCGTCGAAATGCAGCGCATGGGCGCAAAAGTCACGACGACGCCGGAGATGGCGAGGATGCGCCGCCGCGCGCTCGTCATGGAAGCGCTTGAGATGCGCCGGCTGATTCACCGGCATCACCGCCGATGATCCTCGCCCACCTGATTCGCGCGGCTGTCGATGCCGTGCGATGGATCGGCTACAGGCGTCGCCGCAGCAGCCGATGATCGATGCCGAGTAACACCAATGCATGAGCGAAGGCCCGGGGTGATGCCCGGGCCTTTTTCATTTCCGCGTCGATCGCGCGAACAACTCCGCCGATCGGGCATCGTCTGCGATCCGATGCCGTTACAGTGATGATGTCGGCGCGCGGCGGTCCGGGAGAATACCGGTAGGCATCGATCCTCGCGACGGTTCGACATCGGTCTGCCGGGTCGTCGTCGCCGATCATCATGAATCCGTCCGAAAACGGATCGGGGCTCGGATCGTCTACCCAGTGGCGACGGTTCCCGCGTTCGCGCATCGCTCAGACGATCAGCTTCGGCCCGATCGGCGATTCGTCGTCGGTCACTTCCGCCGGCCCGACGCTCGCCAGCTTCGGCCGACCGGCGCTGAACTGAACCGGCCCGGCTTCCTCAGCCTTGATCCTCTCTCGCCGTTCATCGTCGCCCGGCTCGAGGATCGAAACGACTTGGCCGTACTCGAGCGCGACGAGGTTCATCCCGGGGATGCGCCGCGCGCCGATTTGGCGGCAAAGCACGCGGTCACCCGGGGCGAGTTCCTTGAAGTCACCCGGGGCGAGTCCTTCGGCGACGAGCTTCTTATCGGCCGACTGGATGTTGACGCCGACCGAGTGAACGACGGCCTCGAACACGGGTTCCAGTTCGCCGTCCTGCTGTTTCGCGAGAATGATGCGGTTGGATCGGAGCTTGTCCGTAGGTTCCACCACGATCCAGATGCCGAGAGCTTGCATTTCTTGGTCTCCAAGGGTTTCAGATGGGGTCGTTTTGGGGCGGTTCAAGAAAATCGTCGGGGAAATCGTCGTCTTCGATGGCGGGCGTCGGCTCAGGGCCAGAGAAGTCACCCGGGTCGGCCGCATTTGCGCCACGATTCGATATGAGCGGCGATCGTGCTTTTTCCGTGTCTTGGGCCACCCCGAACGTCGGCCGCTTCCGGGGGCCGTAGCGTTCGTTTCCGTCCCGATTCCCCGGAAACGGGTCAATTGCCATGAGAACAGTGCCCTTATGTTCGAAAAGATGGACGACCCCCTTCGATTCGAGTTCATCGAGCAGCCGAATCACGTCGGCGTCGGTGATCTGCATTCCGTCGAGCGGGAAGGCGCGGAGCCACGCCGGATTAGCCGGGAGAATCCCCAACGGGTCCGCCCGGGTCGATATGAGAATGATCGTCCTGAAAGCCTCGGGGGAGAGTGACCGGATCTTCGGGGTTGACAACCACTTTTGATCCAAGAAGAGGCGGCGACTCGTCGCGATCAATGCCGAGGCACTCTTGGAGTTCCATGATGTGCCGTTCGAACGGGATCGTGTAGCGCGTTTCCTGGTAGGTGTAGGCATAGATCATCCATCCGATCGACGCGAAGCGCCGGAGTTTCATCGCGAAGTTTCGATTGCCGACGCCGCGCTTCAACTGCGACGGGATAGACCCGATGTCGGGGACGAGCACGATTCCGAGACGCCGGGACGGCCATCCGAAGTCCATGTGCTCTTTCCACGCGAGTTTTCCGGCCTTGGTCGGATGATCGGACGGCCATCGGACCTCGATGACGAGATCGCGGATCGGCACCCAGATCGGCGGTCCCGACTGAAGCGAACGGATCGCACACGCCCGCGCGTCGGTGTAGGTCATCTCGCCGGGGCGCTTCTCGCGGATGTTTTTCTTGTATCGGGCCTTCGTGACCACTACACGATCACCTTCCGGGGTCGCCCGGGCCGACGAACAGGCGCCGGCGGAGCGACGTATTTCGGCGCGACCTGTTCGAGCAGATCGACCATGCGCGAAAAGATGCCCGTTCGGTTCAGGAGCGGGTTTTCCTGTTGGATCGCGTCAAGGATGCGGTTGAACCGTACATGGTCCTCCGCGCGCAGCTTGAAGAACTGGTTTCGTACTTCGGTTCTCATGGCCCAAAGAATACCGACGTTTTTTGCCAAGAGCAAGTTTTTTCGTTGGCCGTATTGACAACGAATATTGCCGTGGTAGGATTCGCGTCATGAGCCCCGAAGAAAAAATCGCTCACTGGCTGGACGCCGTAGCGCAACTGGCCGCCGAACTGCGGGACGCCGCGAAGGACGAGCAGATCGAGGAAATCTCGATCATGGAGGACGAGGTGCTGTCGGCTCTGACCCGCATCGAGAAGCGATGCAAGGTCGAGGCGGCTTTTAGGAGGAGGAATGGAAATGGATGAACTGGTTCTCAACGACTCGCTGAAGGACGTTTACACGAATACCGCCGTTCAAGCGCCGTTCGTGGCGTTCTGCGACGAGTTGGCGAAGTCGGCGGGGACGTTGATCCCCGCGTGCTACAAGTCCGGGTCGTCGGTCATGGCGTCGATCCTCACTGGTCGGGAGTTGGGATTCGGCCCGATGCAAAGTCTGAGGATGCTCTTCCCCATCAACGGGGTCGTCGGCATCTATGCGCAGGCGATGGAGGCGTTGCTCGAGAAGGCCGGAATCGGTCGAGAGGTCGTCGAGTGGACGACCGAGAAGTGCGCGATTAAGTTCACGCGCGGCGATCGGTCGATGACGTTCGACTACACCATGGCCGAAGCGATCCAGGCCGAAGACGTGAAGCGAAATCCGACGTACACGAAGCGCCCGAAAGACATGCTCTACGCCCGCTGCATGGCGCGCGGCGCTCGCAAGATCGCGGCCGACATCCTCGGCGGTCTCTACACCGAAGACGAGCGCCCCGCGATTCAGGTTATCCCGACGACGAGCGGTTCGGCGGTTTCGGTGGATTTCGTGACCGAAGAGACGCAGAACAGCCGCGATGCGTTTCGGATGTTGTCGGAGGGAGGCAAATGATCCGCGCATCCTCCCTGCCCCGTCTCTCCCGCTGCCCCGCGTCGGCCGTGATCAAGCCCCAAGTCCACGAGGAATCGGTCGCGAGCGTCGAAGGCGCGGCGCGTCATGCGTTCCTCGCGAACGTGGCGAAGTTCGGCCGTGACAAGGCGCTCGAACTGGTCGCCCCGGAGCACCGCGAGATGTGCGAAAACATTCAGATCCCAACGTTCGACGGCGAGGTGTTCATCGAACGTCCCGTCGAATGGCGCGGCATCAAGGGCACGCTTGACGTGGGCGGCATCCTCCCCGATGGGGGCGTGTTCGTCGCCGACTACAAGGGCGCCCATGCCGTGGTCGATCCGGCGGCGGAAAACCTTCAGATCGCGTTGTACGCGGTCGCGCTGATCCACGAGTTCAACACGCCGATGCGCGCGATCGTCGTGATCGCTCGGGTTCTCGACGACGGGCGGGTGATCTACGATCGTGCGGACCTCGACGAGAAGGCGTTGATCGCGCTCGCTCTCCGTATCGCGGACGTTCAGCGAGCGGTCGAACAGTCGGACGGGTCGGTCGTCTCGATGGGGCCGTGGTGCCGCTACTGCCCCGCATGGCGCGCGTGCCCGGCGCATACGAGCGCGTTGGCGTCGTTCGCCCCCGACGTGCCGATGATCCCGGCGCAAGTGATCGCGGTTCACGATCGCGTGAAGGCGGTCGAACGGATGCTGGAAGACGCGAAGCGGGCGATTCGGGTGCATTTGGAGCACGGGCCGGTGACGGCCGGCGACCGCACGTTGTCGCTCGTCGAACAGAAGCGCCGATCGATCGACGGCGAGGCCGCGTTTCCCGTGCTCGTCGAACTCCTCGGAGTAGATGGGGCGCGCGAGGCGTGTGACATCAAGACATCGTTCACCGCGATCGAGAAGGCCGTGAAGGCTCCGCGTGGCGAGAAGAAGGGCCGTGTCGCCGTGGTTCAAGCGGCGCTTGATGCGGCGGGCGCGATCAAGGAAACATCGTTTTTGAAAGTGGAGGAGTCATGAGCGACGAAGTTCGGTGTGATGCGACGGTGATCGACGCCCAGGTCGGAGGACTCGGACGGGACGAGACGCCGTGCTTGGCGGTGACGTTCTCGACCAACGACCAACGGTTCGGGATGATCGTGGCGAAGGTTTTCTTGACCCCCGCAGCCGAGAAGCAAGCGGCGAAGTCGTTGACCGCGATGGGATGGAATCCCGACGCGAACAATTGGGACATCGACGATCTGATCGAGAAGAATCTCCTGGTCGGCCGGAAGTGCTCGATCGTCTGCGTCGAAGAGGAGTACGATGGCAAGTGGCGCTGGCAGGTGAAGTGGATCAATTCCACGACGGGCGCGGTGCTGAAGACGGTCTTTGACTCGGAGGCGCGGAAGCGTCTGACGGCGGAGATCCGAGCGCGGAAGGCCCCAGCGGCGAACACGGGTCGCGGGATCGCGCGGCCGGGTCAGTCGTCGATGGGTCAGGCACCTACGGGCCAGAACACACACACGGACGGGATTCCGTTCTAAGAGGCGCATAAACCATTCAACCACCCCCGCGCGTTCCCACTCTTCCATTCCTTTCCTCTACTCTCGCGCGTGGGGGTGGTTCTTTTACAGGAGATCATCATGCAGACGATGAAACGGATGATCTGGTGGACCGCGACGGCGCTCGTCACCGTGGGGTGGCTGGTGCTGGCGCTTCTCGGGAGGTCGGAATATGGGCTGTGATATTCACGGCGTATTTCAAACTCAGATCGACGGCAAGTGGGTCGATGTCCCTCATGCGCTTCGACTCGACCGCAATTACGGCCTCTTCGGCGACCTCGCGGGAGTGCGTTATCCACCAAAAAACGTGCTCCCCGTCGCGGAAGGGCGCGGGTTGCCCGAAGACTTCGAGATCGACATTGGATGCCGTCACCCGACCACGCCCGAGTGTCTCGACGTTCATGATCGGTGGATGTGGATGAGATACTACCGCGACGAAGGCAGACCATGCGCGGAGTGGATGGGCGATCACTCGTTCTCTTGGGCGACCGGCAAAGAGATGCTCGATTGGTTTAGGGCCGCCCCCGACGACGTGGATGCGAACGGTCACGTCGGATACTTCTTCGATGAAGTCGAGCGGTTGATGAACCAGCACTCCGGCGTCCTTCGATTCGTCTTCGGGTTCGATAACTGATACCCCCGGGCCGATGTCGTGAATGAACACCACGGGAACCCATCGGCCCATCCCTCGCGCGGCATGTCGTCGCGCGGGGGTTCTTCCAACGCATCCGAGACAGTCTCGGGGCGACGGTCGGTCAAATGTAAACGCGGCCGGCCGTTTTATTCCGCGTGGCCCCGGCGATACGGGGCACCTGACAACCGCCGCGCGTCGGTTACGCGCAGAGGAGGGATGATGACCAAGCCGAGCGAATGGACGCCGCAGGAGGCGTGGGACGAGAGCGCGAAGGCGCACTACTTCAAGTGGCGCGGTATGGATTGGGCCAAGGATTGGGGCAAGTTCTATTTCTTTCCTTTCCCCGCCGACCCCGTGGAGCGGGTGAGCGATCGTGAATTGAAGACGTGCGGGAACGGTTATGCACTGCCCACGGAGTTGCAACGACTCATGGCCCTCGAACTCATCGAGCGGCGCAAGGCTGAGAAGGAGCAAAAGGGATGAAGTGCGAGGAGTGCAGGTTCGGCGTGTGGTGGTCGGCGAACATCCGAGAGTGCGAGAAGCGCGACGCGGCCATCGAGCGCGCGGAGAAGGCGGAGGCCGCGTTGGAGCGTGCCACGCGGGACGACGGCGGGTGGGTTCCCGTCAAGACACTAAACGAAGTGCAAGCGATGTTCGATGCTGCGTACAAGCGCGCAAATCAAGCCGAGACCACGGTGGCTGCCCGTGATGTCGAGATCGACTACTTGCGCAACATCCTCAAGCAATTCGAGGACGGCGGCATGTCGGGCCGCGAGGTGCGGGAGGCGAAGGCCGACGAGCGCGCCCGCTTCGAGCGGGAGACGGCGGCGAAGATGCTGGCGGCGTTGTGGGGGTCGGATTGGAACGGCGACGCAGACGACGCGACGGAGCGCATTCTCGTGCGTGCCGCCAAGTTGGCCGACCACTACTTCGGCGCGAAGGAGGATGCGAAGGGATGAGCAATAAAGACGAGAACGGCGTGTCGCGGTGGTGGCTGCGGGAGCCCGTCGATCATGCCGACGCCGAATCGGACAAGGGCGGCGATTTCGTGATGCACTCCGATTATCGTCGCGTTGTCGATGCACTTAAGGACGAACTCGCCGGAACGATCAAGGTGCGGGAGGCGGCGTTCGTCCAGATCGCCCGCCTCAAGGCCGACCTCTCCCGGGTGCGCGGGCAGAGGGATCGAGTGGCTCATCTCGTTCGAAATATGTGGAGAGGCTCGGACCTATGCGCGAATAGCGAAATGCGCGCGAACGTAGATCTTAAGCAGATCGGCCTCCGCATCGAGAACGGCGAAGTGAAGGAGATCGAGGGATCATGAACGACCAAGTCTATCAGGACATCAAGGCAGCACTTTCGAAGATGGCGGACAAGGTTCCGCAAACGTGGGAACTCCTCGTCACGGAGAACATGTGGCGCGCGATGTGGAACATCATCGTCGGCGTGTCTCTCTGCGCGATCGGGTATTGCCTGATCTGGGCATTCTACCGCGCGGCAAAGAAGGCCGACGCTGAGGGTAAAAATCAGGACGCCCAGGGGCTTTGCGGCCTCGCTCTCTTCGGCTTCGTCATCGTCACGGTCCTGTTCATCGGCTGCATCTTCTCGAACCTCGACATGGTCGTTGCCCCGAACGTCATGACGATGAAGGAGTTGATCGGAAGATGAGTGACCTGAAACCGTGCCCGTTTTGTGGGTTTACCGATGTCGAACCGTATCGGTCGGGGGATAACAACCATTACGTCGAGTGCCCTCGATGCGGCACGTTCGGCCCCGACTGCGATTCACGACAGGAGGCGATCGACGTATGGAACACCCGCGCCGATTCCGCCACCCTCGCCGCCGCCGTGCAGGTGGAGCGGGAGGCGTGCGCGAGGATCGCCGACGTGCATCGTGGATGCCACGCACCGAAGGTGTATGGATTCGATCTTGGGGCCGACCTCACCGGGCGCGGGATCGCCGAACAGATCCGCTCCCGTGGCCCCGCCCCCGCCGTCGATGTGATGGCGGTCGTGCGGGAGTACGTTAAATCCATGACCGACCTCGACCCCGAGCGCGGACCTCGGCGATACCGTGAAGCGCGGAAGGCGTTGGAGTCGCTTGTGCTTCCGAACGGCGAAGGCCGTTCATGCACATGCGACCACGATCATGTCGAACATGACGAGCATCGCCCTTGGTGTGGTGGACCGCACCCGACTGAATCGGTTCTTGATGTCGTGCGGCGGTTCCTCGCCGCCTTCGACGCCCATGTTGCCAGCTTCCCGCGTGGTGGGGTCGAGAACGCATACGACGCGATTCAGTTCGACAAGGAGTTGACCGCCCTCCGCGCCCTCGTCGATGGCGAGGGGAAGGGCGAGGGGAAGCCATGACGTTCCGTGAGCGAAAAGCCGCGCGAAAAGACTACTACGATCGGTTCGTATTCCGGTGGAAACTCCGACGATGCGCCGCTTGCAACGGCAGTGGTCGATATGATTCTTTCAAAAGTCCGCCGTGCGGCGCGTGTTACGGGGCGGGCAAGGAACGATACAAGGCCGAGGCGAAGGACGGAGGCGCGAAGGGATGATCCACTACCACTATTTCATCGACGGCATCTGCGAGAACTGCGGCGAACGCAAGATCGACATCGACATCGAATCCGCCGAGCGCGCGATCGTGGAGGCGGCGGATAGGTGGCAACGAGCGGAAGCGGAATGGGAAGCAGCAAACCGCGAATGGAACATCGCCGGGATGAGAGAGCCGGGCGTAAGCGATGCAGACCGCGAACGCTTTTACCCCGCACTCGCTGAGGTTCGACAGGCGCGCGAAAACATCAAGAACGCCGTAGACTCCTGGCGCAAGCTGAAGGGGAAGGCATGAGCGATCAAGAACGCATCGCGTGCGCCGCGCTGAGGCATCGCGATAACGGGCTGATCGTGTGCGCCCCACGTCATGGTGGGTTCATGATCGTTCGAGTTATCGAACTCCTCGGTCTTCGGTACGACGACTTCGATCAAGGCTTCGTGACGAACCTTCACGACCGATTCGTCACTCGCGAAGAGGCGTGGACGATCGCGGAGAAAGCCGGGCAGATCATCCAAAGGTGCGGCGGCGACAGAAACTACCTGTTCTCGGAGAACATCTACTGATGAGCGACCTCCCCGACGACAAGTTCCGCCCCGAAGCGATTCTCGATCCCTACCGCGAGGAGATCGCTCGATTGCGCGCCGACGTCGCGAAGCTGCGGGAGGCGTTGCTCCCAGTGGTGATTAACCGATCATATGATGCGAAGATCCTCGACTATCAGGAGCGTGGAGTGTTCGGCATTCAGCCACTCAACAAAGGCGCGATCTCCGTCGTGATCGACATGGACGACCTTCGCCGCGCCGCGCGGGTCATGGAGGACACGAAGGGATGAGCGACGAAGAAGACATCGACGAGAACTGGAGCCTGCCGCCGCGACCGCTCCGGCCGCTTCCGCAGGTGGCGAAGCTGACGGAAGAGCGGGACCGCTTGCGCGCCATGCTCGTCAAGGCGTGCGTGGATATCGTTGGGGACAATAGTTTCGATACGAAGGAGGACGCGATCGAGTACGTCCACAAAACCTACGGCATCCGTATTCGCTGGAACGGCGAGACGTTCGAGGAGGACGCGGGCAAATGAGCGACAACATCGGCGGCGCATTCGTCGGTCTATTCGGTTGCTTGGTCGCGGCGATCATCGCTCTCGTGATGGTCGTCGTCGGGTTCCTGATCCACTGGCCCGAAAGCTATTGCTACACGGCTGGCGCTCTGGCGATCTTCGCTGTAGGGTTCTTGATGGGGAGAGTCGAATGAAACGCACGTTCTTGGTGGAGATCGAGAGCAACGGCCATCCCGCGTTGTGGTGCGACGAGGCGATTCAATACCGGATCACGATGTCGCCGAGCGATTCCGTCTTCGTCACCGACATCACCGCCACGCACGCGAAGGAGCGGGAGGTGATCGAGGGGGCGATGGATCAGACGTTCACCAACGGGCGAAGGAGCGCGGGATACAATGAGTGGTTCGGTGCAACGGAAGTCACAGAGAAGAAGGCCCGCGAACTCCGCGCGCTGATGGAGGAGAAATCATGAAAGAATGGTTCATCTCGTTCGCAATCGGATGGATCATCGCCGACATCGTGACGTTCATTCGCGGCCGACTCGGCAAGAAAGGCAAATCATGACCCCCGAAACCTCCCGCCTCATCGCGGAGACGTTGAGATTGGATGGAGAGGCGACGGTCGGGCCGTGGAATCACATCGAAGGCGACGGATCGGTATGGAACGACGACGACATGGGGCGTTGTGTTGCAAATACCGACCATTGCGCGAACATGAACATGGACATCAACGCCGAACTCATCGCCTCCTACCGCACCTCCGCCCCTCGCCTCGCGCGAATGCTGGAGGTGGCGGTGAAGGCGATGACAGCGATCACGGCGCACCCGGATTGCGATGTGGCACTCACCAAGATCGAGCGGATCGCGAAGGGGGAAGCATGAAACTCTGCAAGGACTGCAAGCACATGAAGCGCCAGCCGCTCCCCGGCCAAACGATCATGTCGCTCTACTCCGTTGGAACAATTCACGTCGCCGCGTGTGACGTGAAAGCCATCAAGCAGGGCAGCGTGTGTCTCGTTACAGGGGATGTGACGTATCCGGTTTTTGAATCGTGCGCCGAGATGCGTGCGCACGGCAAAGACTGCGGACCTGATGGTGCGCTGTTCGAACCGCTTCCCCCGAAACGCTGGTGGGAGTTCTGGAAATGACCC